AAGGCATTGGTCCTCAAATCGGACAAGTGTTTAAAAACACCAGAGATGCAGCAAAGCTTAACGCCTTGGAGTCCGCACGCAGAAAAATGGGTTTGTTTGAAACCGAAGAGGGACGAGAAGAGCTAAACAAACAAATCGACGCAGAAGCAACGGTGCTTCTTAAACAAATTAACGAAGGCATTAGGCGTGTTGAAGACCTCAACCCCGAAGACTTGAACACTCTTCAACAAGGAATCAGAAGCGGTGTAATAAGTTTTTCTATGATGGCACCGTTATTGGCGGCAAGCATTTTTAAAAGAGATCCAACAGTAATGATTACTGGTATGTCTTTGCTTACGGCTGGCGACAGCTATACAAGTGGAAGAGCCGAAGGTTTATCGCACAAAGACGCATTTATTTATGGTGGAATAGATGGGTTTATTGAAGGCGCGACCGAAATAATTCCTGCCAAAACGCTTTTAAAATTATTTCCCGGCGCCAAAGATACGGCCGGAAGATTCTCCGTAAACGCGCTCAAGTTTCTTTTTCAAGACATTGCAGGAGAACAGGCAGCCACGTATCTACAAAACATTAACGCCTATTATTTTGATTTGGACAAAGAAAGATTGGCCATTGAAAACGATCCAAATTTAGACGGAGTACAAAAAGAACAGCTTCTTGGTGAACTTAAAAAGAAACGTGCCGTAATCACTTTCTTTGCAACACTCACAGCCGGGGGTATGCAAGTCGGTACTGCTAAAATGATCGACTACGGTTTGTCGGAGAAAGAAATACAAGAGACCTTAAACCCGCCGATAACGGAGCAGTTGGAACTGTTTCCAAACATTGAAACAGAACAAACAATTGGACAGGGTTTGGCTCTTCTTGGAGAAGCGCAAACTGAAGCGGTGCAAAACTTAAACGAGCTTTCAAAACAAAGAGAAGGCATATTGACCGACGTTACGCTTAAAGAAGACAAGAAAAAACAAGCAACGGCCCTTGAAGAAATAGACAAACAAATACTTGAAGCCGAACAAAAGGTGAACCGTATTGAACAAACACGCGCTGAGTTTGAAAGAAACGACGAGCGTTTAAAACGATTAAGAGAAATTGAAGAAGAGCTTGAATACAGTGAAGACGCACAAATCACCGAGGAACTCAACCAAGAAAAGACAACCCTCTTATCGGAAATCAAAATGGAAGGACCGGGGACCGGGGTTCAACGATTAGAACCTGTTGAGTACACACCTTACGAGATTGATGAAGGCGTCCTTGCTTTAGAAAATACTCCAGAAGCACAAAACCAAAAAGGAAAAACGGGTTTCTATAATGCGTCTATACAAAAACTGTATGACGAGCTTATTGATCCGCAAATCGCGGACCGAATTGTTACGGCGTACAACACAACGGCACAAAAGATGGCGGACCTTGGATTTACTTCTCAGGGCACCGTAGATAAAAATGCTCCTTTGGTCATCAAAGAAATGCAAAAAGACCTTCGACGTTTGGTCACACAATCAAAAAATCTTTTAAACAAACGTGTGGCTCTTTCGCGTTTGGACAACAAAGTTGCCGAAGGAAAAATAGAACGAGAAGACTATAACCAGAAGGTACTAAAAACCAACCAAGAGATTGCAGAAATTCAAGCAAGAATAGATGCCATCGTTGAGCGTTCTCAAAACCCTGTGTTGCAATTGCCCGATCTTCCAGAAAATTTGCAGAACCCTTACGGTGTCAACAGTCGTTTCTTTGCTCCTAAAAGTTTTATCAAAACAATACGGGAAAAAATAATTCCATATAAGTTTGGAGACAATGTTGTTGTGTATAGACCCACAGCGGAAAAAGAACAGGTGTTTCGAGAAGACCTTCCCGAAGATGAAAAGGAAGCAATGCCGCAAGTTTCTTTTAAAAACATTCCGTTTGACTCTACGATTCGGTTGTACTTTTATGATATGGCTGGAACAGGAGACTTTAGTGAGAGAGCACTGAAAGATCCATTGACCGGAGAAGTGTTTTACCGAGAGTACGACGCAATAGAGTTTGTTGATCCGCTTACAGGAACATTAAATTTAAGCGAGGTGTTGTTGCCGTCAATTGAAATGGACGGCAAAACTTTCCAAGCGTTGTGGGAACCGGGCACACAATCACGGGCATTGGTTCAAATGATGAAAGATCCAGGAATGTCTCCAGTTAGAACAAGAGAACTCCTCGTAAGAGGAGGCGTCCCCGAAGTGGCCGCTTTTTACTATGATCGTTTTAAAAGTTTGTTTCGTCCGAGAGGCGTGCGTCCAACAATCATGGAAGAGTTGCAAACAGGGCCCGAAGGACCGATAGCCAAGGGCAGATTGTCAGAAAGGCAAATCAATCGCATATTCAGAGACATTGCAAACATTCAAAAAACTTTAGAAAAAAACATTGAACAGGGTTTGGTAAAAATAAAAGCCACGATGGAAGACAAAGGCGTGATTTACCAGTCTGGAGAGGCTTATCTTGACCCGATGACAACCATGGATCGTTTTAAAGAACTGATTGCAAAAGCGTTTAGGGGAAATCAAAAAGCACAAAAAGAATTGAGACGACTGGGCCAAGGAGAGTTGGTTGATGCGATTGTAAAAGGAAGAAAAAGAATCAGCAAAAACTCAAGACGGATTATTGATTTGGTTAAAAAGATTGATCCGGAAGGCACAGTGTACACCAAAGAAAAAGTGGCCATGTTGGAAGATGCAATTGAGCGTTACATGGGAAGAATTTTTGGTGCGTACGTTTTCCCTGATTGGCGTCCTCCCAATAGGCTAACCGCTACAAAAAGAGAAAAAGATCAGCACAAAGCTGCGGTCGAGCAGTTGGCAGGAATTTATGCACAAAAGCAAGGATTAGGTGCAAACATGGAAGAGGCCACAGAGCAGGCTGAGAGAGACTTGGATATTTTATACAGTGGGACAGGACAACAAAGAGCAGAGCTTTTTGTGTCTATGTTTGAGTTTACTCCACCTTACCTGACAGCGGAAACAGGGGGAGAAACTTTGATGCTGCCTCAACTCAAACAAAAAAGAGCCGACATTCCAAGCGAGGTAAGAAAAGCTTTGGGCGAGGTCACTGAGTCTTGGGCACAAGCGCAAATGACCGCAATGAAGCAAGAACAGTTTATTGCTGTAACGGAATATTTATTGGAGCTTGCAGAGATTGGCAACGCGCCTGCAACACGTTTTCTTTCTCGTCGAGAGACACCACGGTACAATACAGAAATTACCATCCCTGGTGATGTACTAAACCCTCTTAACGGTTTCTTTACAACACCTGCGATGGCACAAGCGATTATGAAAACGATGGGTTACGGTCCGTTGCGTCGTTATTTAAACGAGATGCCCGCGCTTCTTAATCCACTCAAACAACCTTATTTAAGTGCACAGGGGTCTATGGGGTACATTTCTCTTGCTTACTTAAATCTTTCGGTAAAAACACAGAGCAGAAACTTTCAAAGTGCGATGTTTTTCCCCATGATGTCGGGTAACTGGCAGGCATACAAAAATCCGCGTGCAGCGGCACAATACATCAAAGAACAATTTGGAGACATGTCTTCAGCGGAACTGGATTTTATTGTTGGAGAAGGAATTATTGGTTCAAGTGTAATGCTTGGAGAACGAAAAGCAATGCTCGACAGAATGCAGGGTATGGCAACTTGGCAAGAGTTCACTGACTTTTTAGAAGAAAGTTCTGTTGACAGAGTTGAAAAAGCCAAACGTGGAACACAAAGAGGCTTACGCACAGCGGAAGAACTTTACCAACTGGCCGACGACATACCTAAAATAATGAACTATCTTGGAGAAAGAGAATCGGGCTTTAGAGTATTTGTTCCCGAGGGCACACAAAATTTGTCCGAGCAACAAATGGACGATCTGTTTGACATGATTTCTGAGTTAGTTGTTGAGCAAGGCGGTCGAAAAGTAACGCGTTCAGAAAGCACGCCTGCCGAGAATTTACAAAAAGCCATTCATGCCAGAGCTTCGTTTCTTACTCGAAGAAACATTCCAAACTACAATCGACTGCCAAACATTCTCGATGCTTTGAGACTGGGCTTGGTTTCTAACTTCCCCGGTTTTAACACTGCGGTAATAACAAGCCAAGCAAACGCTATGAAGACCGCGTTGCTTGAACACCAGTTAGCACATTCGGGCGATCCCGCGGTTGATGCTGGTTTAAAGTTTCGTTTGCAAAAAAGAGCAGCCATGCGTGGAACATCCAATGCCGCTTGGATGGTCGGACCAGGAACATTTTTGGCGGCTGCTACCGCTTTACGGTTTGCAGGGAAAACAGCCAAAGTTGCAGGAATTGGTGTTGGGGCGACTGCATTAATTGCTCCTCAAGCGTTGTCTCGTTTTGTTGCGGAGTGGTCGGTCAACAACAATCTTCTTTTTGTATCAGACGCCGACGAGGATGGCACGCTTGAAGTGTATGATTTTTCACACACGGACGGTTTTACACTAATTTCTGAGCCTTCTAGGTTGTTGTTAAAATACCTTGCCACCGATGCGTATTTAGGAGAAGAAGCTTCGGACAAACTTTGGGACACACTTATGCAGTCTTTAAAGAACGTGCGATCAAGCTACACCGATGAAAAGATTATGAAAAGAGCGGTGTTGGAATTTATTAGCGGAAAAGATCGAGAAACAGGCAAACCCTACACAGATCCAAATGCGCCTTGGTGGATACAATTGAAAGACAAAGGTACGCGTTTTATTAGCACTGTGTCGCCAAAAATTTTCCACGAAAGTCTTGATCTAGCAAAAGCATTGGTGCTTACAGGGGAAGAGTCTTTGGACAAGAAAGGCAGAGAAAGAAATCTTTTGCGTTCTCTGGCTTATACTTTTGGGTTTAAAACAGATCAAATTTCTCCCAAAGAAATCATCAACGACTATAAAATTTCTGGTTTTAACAACGCATTGAGCACCAGCGAATCGTGGGCCAAAGGTGTTTTTTATAGAGCCGAGGGCCGCGAACTGGGTTACGACGACATGCCGGCGATGGTCGCAGCTTACGACGAGTTGCAACGACAACATTTTGAACAAGTGAGAGATTTGCGTTTAGATATTCATTGGATGGCACCCATTCTCGGTACTTCCCCTGCTGAAACATTTAATTATCTTGCAGAAAAAGATCGTATCAAATCTCTACGAAAAGCGGACAGAGCAAACATCATACCGGACCGCAACGACAATCCGTTGTATGTACCAACAAGCATTTCCAGTTTTATAAAAGCTTATGATGCTGAACTTAGAAACGTGCAAGCAAAAAATCCAGATCTTTTGTCTAACCAAGAAATAGATGAACGTGTTGGCACTTTGGCGGCAAGAATAGAAAAATTGTCCTACAACAAGTGGGCAGAACAACCGATTGCGTGGACGTGGCAAGGAGTGGTTCAAAAAGCAGTAGAGTTTGAAGAAAACAAAAAGAACCAAGACATTACTGCTCGAACACCTATTTTTTCCGAGCAAGAATTAATTGAAGCGTATTCTACAAAAGACTAAACTGGGCCACTCTGTCGTTCCAAGCGTCCACGGCTCGATCAAATTCTCTGCCTTCTAAAACAAACTCTTGATAGAAACAATCTACTGAGCACATCATAATCACGCCTTTCTTGATTTCGGTGCCGTGTAGTGCATTGTGCGCCGTTGCATAAGCGGCAAGTTGTTGAAAGTAGTCCCAGACATAGCGTCTGCTTTTCTTGGGTATGTTGGTTTGCTTAAAGTCCATGATGGCTTCTTCGCCTAAATGTTTCCCGATTACATCCGCGGTGCCAGCGTATTTTCCTGGATAATATAAAGGCACTTCACAACCGTATACTTGGTCGATGGAAGGAAAGCCTTGGTCCATGATGGTACAAGCCATTTTATAAGCTTTTTTCTTGTCGGGAGTTTCTGGATAATAGTCCCAAATGTTGCCTTCTTTCAATTGTCTTTCAAGTATCTCGTGCATTTCGGTACCTCGAGCCGCGGCTTCGTTGCGTATACGATCCGCTTCTTCTTGTCCGACCTTTTCAATCCACTGCTTTATGCTGTCGCCTTTCTTTGTTCCAGATAAAATAGTGGTCACGGAGGGCAACCTTTCTTCGCCATAAACATAAAGACGTCGACCGTCCTCTGTTTCTTGAGTCAGTTCTGCGTACTCATACGGAGACTCAAATAAAATGTCGTGCTTCATGGCACCTACTTTATTTTTTCTTTTGCGGCCATTTCTTTAATGGCTTGTGCAAACACATTACTGGTTGGACGCTCTGTTGCGAGTCCAATTTTTCTAGCCAGCTCTACGATTTCTTTTCGTATCGCTACGCTTTTCCATTTATCAGTGTTCATAAATTCTCCTCATGGTTTATCTGATAGATTATAATACAAGTCCCTTAATATATACAACATATATTAGGACATAGAATCGCCCCAATTTTCTCCAAGTTCCGCATCAACTTTGTTCGGCACCTCAAGCCTGAGTGCCTTTTCCATAATCTCTGCAATGCCTTTTACCTCTTCCTCACTAGACACAGAAAAAACAAGCTCGTCGTGTACCTGCAATACAGGCTTATAGGAAGCGTTGTAGCAGTCCAACATGGCTTTCTTTGTCATGTCTGCGGCCGAACCCTGGATTAATTTGTTCAGGGCCTTATAAACGAAAGCACGCTTGATCTCTCCGTTGTACTCGTGCATGGCTTCTTTGTACTTCATGGGCCTTCCGGTGCCGTATTGACGCGGTTCCCACATATCAAAGTGGCACCGTCGTCCAAGCAAAGTTTTAATGTAGCCACGAGTGCTTGCGCTTCGCATCACTGTGTCCGCCATTTGACGAACAAATGGCGCATAGGTATTAAAACGCATTAGAATGTCGCTTGCTTCTTCAACGTCTACGCCCAACTGGTCGGCAAGCTTTCCTTTGCCCATGCCGTACATGATTCCAAGCCCTATGGTTTTGGCTGTCTTGCGATCAATGCCCACCAGATCGGCAACCTCTTGGTGAAAGTCTGCCTCTCCGTTAATGTAAGCCTCTGCAATTGTGTCTGCCCCTTCGTATTGAGAACGATAGGCAAAGTGAGTCAGTATTCTAGGCTCTTGTTGTGAAAAATCCGCCGAACACCACTTCTGTCCTTCTTCCGGAAGAAACAAAGAACGAATCAAAGGACCGATCTCTTTGTCTCGAGCAGGAACTTGTTGCAGGTTCGGGTTGGACATGGACAATCTTCCGGTCACTGTTCCACCCGTTTCTCCTTTAAGTTGTCTGACGTCTGCGTGAATCCGCCCGTTGTGTGCGTGTTTAATGATCGTGTCTATAAATGTTTTGTGGGCTTTGTTTAGCTCGCGTATACGCATAATCATTTGTGCAACAGGGTGTTTTTGATTGGCTAAAAACGCTTTGGTAAAACTTGGCGAACCTTTGGCCGTGTGGTTGTAGGGAATTTCACACGCATCGAAGACTTGTGCCACGTCGTTTGCCGCCCAAACTCTTATGTCTTTAATACCGGAAACCTTTTCCACTTCTTTTAACGTCTTTTTCTCTTTGGCAAGCAGTTGTTTCTTTAGTTTGTCTGCTCGTTCTAGGTCCACTCGTACTCCCGTCATCTTCATGTTAAACAAAACAGGAAACAAATCTGTCTCTAGGTTAAAAATGTTCCAAAGATTTTGTTCTTCCAAATGAATTTTAAAATGATTCCAAAGTTTAAGCGTCAGTGCTGCATCTTGTGTTGCATAGGTGCCGACATAAGAAGAAGGCAAACGCCACATTTCTGCTTTCGGATCAATGCCCCACTCTTCGGCGGCTTGTCTGAGTTCAGCCTCGGACTTGCCCTCTTGCAAATATTCCATGCCCAAAGAATTAAGCGTGTACCAATACATGTTTTCATTAACCAAAGGCGCAACAACCATGGTGTCAATGACTCTTCCTTTGACTTCAACGCCTTCCTTCTTTAGCCAACCCACGTCGTACATGGCGTTGTGAAAGATTTTGTCTTGGTCTCCAGACAGCACGTCCTTTACGAATTCCAAGACTCTCTTCTTTGGAAAATTAAATCCTGCTTCGTGAGCAAAAGGAAAATAATCGGCGTAGCCGTCTATTGCAATGGAGACTCCCACGATCTCTCCGTCGCCGCGAACATAGCCTGGACCTTTCTCTTTTAAAGAGGGGTCTCTGGTTTCGGTGTCGATTGCAATCTCATCGGCGTCGAGTATTCTTTGTGCCGGAAAAGTATCGGGTGGAGTCCACTCTGTGGGGGGTTGAAATGTTTTAAAGGCCATATTTTAAACTCTCGTTTTGTGCGTTAATAAGGAAAAGATTTTCTTTTGCTCGAGTCACCGCGACATAAAATTGTCGATGCAAACTGTCTGCATTAAGAACAGCGTTAAGCTTTTGTGCGGGGGATAGGTCTAACAATATCGCAACATTGTCTGCCTCTCCCCCCTTTGCTTTGTGTATTGTCGATAAAGCAACACGCGGTTCACCGTATAAATCTTCATTGTTTTTAAATGCTTTTTTAATAAATGCTCTTCGTTCTTCGTTGATCTTTTTCGCATACTGTTCTTCCCATGAGCGCCCCAAACACTCTTCGGCAAGACCGAAGGCGCTGACCACTTCTTTTTTAGAAAGCGTTCTTTGTTTGTCTTCTTCTTTTCCTGGAGCAGATAAAAACCCTCTTCTGACTTCGTTCTTTGTAAGGTATCTGTAAACCGTTTCCAGTTCCCCCACTGTAATTTTAGTGTGCTCTCTGTTTAATTTTTTCCACCCGTCGATGGCTTGAATCATTGGAAAAGGAATGTAACGAAAGGTGTTGTGTGAAAAGGGAATGCCTTTATCAATCAGATGCTTGCGGTTTTTGTCCAACATGTAATCGCAAGACGCAAGAATCAACCACTCTCCTTCTTCCAAAGGCAAGAACTCTGCGGAATGCAAATGCTCTAAACTGCCTTCTTCGGGTCTGGGTAAATACGTCTTGGCTTGTCGGTTACTGATTCGTCCGGCAATCTTCTCGGCCACCTTGTGTATCTGTATGGGCACTCGAAACGACTGATCGAGGACCGTGGTGTTTCCTTGCATGGCAATAAACCGATCCGGACGTGCACCGTTCCATTCGTAAATGGCTTGGTCATCGTCGCCCGCGATGTAAGAAACGGGGACCACGGACATGAGCTTTTCTATCAGACGCCAGTTCAGTTCTGCCAAGTCTTGAGCCTCGTCCACCACCAATACTTGCAGAGGAGGAACGCGTCCTTTGTTGATAAATTCAAGAATCATGTCGGCAAAAGAGAAGATTCCTTGCTCTTCTCGGTACTGTGCCCACGCACGATCAATCAGTTCTAACATAGACGGCACAACTTTCTGTCTTTGTTTCAACCCTGTTTTAAGTCGCTCTACGCCGACGCTGTTGCAGTTTGATTTGGCGTTTTCAATGATTTGAAAATAAGGGTCTTCCAACATGGCTTCCAAAGACTTGCGTGTGTTGCCGTGATAGTGTTGTGTCAAGGGAAAACTATAGTTTTCTAAAAACTCTTTAATATCAGCACCTTCCATGACTCGAGTGATTCCCATGGCTCTTTTACAAAACGCGTGGCTGGTGCAAAAATAAACCAATTCGTCTTTGTCTAAACCAAAACGCATTCGAGCCCGTTCTTTCCCCTCATTTGCAGCTTTTACAGAAAAAGAAATAAATGCAATTTGATCGGGAGCAACTCCTTGGTCTAGGTGTTGCTCTATTTGTCGAAGTAGTGTAGTGGTTTTGCCGGTTCCAGGGGGTCCAAAATACTTGATTGTACGGAACGTCCTACTCATCTTCCCAATCCTTTTTGGGTTTGTTGAGCTTAAAATCTTTCGCACTGACGTTTAAGTTAGACTCTTCTTGTGTCTCGAGAATCCAGATGGAAGTAGCGCCGGCCCCCTTGTCAATATATTTCGTCGCCGTGTGAGCCCCCAGTTCCTTCAACTCGTTAAAAATCTCTGCGTCTCTTATGGTCTTCATGTTTTTGAAGTCCTTAATATACTTTACCAAATCTCGCCCACGAAACCACCATTCTTGTGGTTTTGTTTCTTCGCTTCTATAAACAGCCCCTGCGGCAACGGCCACTCGAGCAGAAGACTCTGTGTTTTTGCAAAACTCTATGATCGCATCTTGCAACAAGCCCGCCTTTGTCATATCCGGTGGCACCTCAATTTCTTGTACGTCTTGCAAAAGCGTGTTGAGTTTCATCACCCAGTCTTTCTTTTTTAAATCAGGTGGGCAAACATTGAGCACTTCCATGCACCGTTGTTGGTACAAAGAAAAGTTGTGAAGTTGCCGCGTCTCGAGGACCAAGGTTTGTCCTTCTATGTCTAGGTGCCATAAGGGAGGGTCCGTCAGATACTTTCTAAGTCCAGTCAAAGCCACCTCTTTTTCAGAGGCATCAATGCCGTACCTTTTTGTAACGCAAACGCCGCTTTGGCAATGGTTTACCAAAGGAGGTGTGGTACACTTATAACGATAGTCGGACTTCTCCAAACTATTCATTAAAGCGTTCAACTCAGAGTGTGACAGGGGCTTGTGACACGCTGCTTTGTTCACTTCCTGAAGTTTGTCGCGCCACTCATCGCTTTCAGGGTGCATCTTTCTAAAGAGTACCCCGTAAGAGAAAAGAGCGTCGTTGCGGGTGCCTTCAGGTATCCCGTTTAGCTTCATGTGTACCAAACACGGCGGCGCTTGGTCCCAGAAAGACTCTTTCGAGCCCTCCCCGTTAGCCTTTCGGCTTTTCTTTATGGGTTTTAGTTTGTCAAGCTGTTGTTCCGTAATTGCGGCTTTCTTAACAACTTGGATGAATTCTTCGGGAGACAGTGTTTCTCCTTGTTTGTTTATTCCGTAGCGTGTGGTTTCTTGTCCACCAAAATAAGGCATGTTCAACCAGTTTCCTGTTTGTTTTTCCTTGGGCAGTTGTTTGGCCCATTGGTATTGTTTGGGAAAGATCTCGTCTTGTGTGCGCCCCATGGCGGCGGCAATCTCTTCGAGCTTGGTTTTAAATTTGTATGCAGGCACAGGGTTCTGTGTAAACAAAAACAAGTGTACTCCGCCCGATTTAGTCATACAGGGGACCAAGGGCAGTGACATGTCTGCAATGAGTTTTTGTAGGTGATCGATGTCAACCGGATATTCGTCAACGTCTATGCAACCCCATTGACAGGTTTCGTCGTCAGTGATGGGTATGACACCAATGGAGGTTTGTCCGTTTAAGTGATTCTGCCAGTGGACCAGGGACAGGGGTTCTTGCAGTGTTCGTCCTCTGCCGTCTTTCTTCGTGCCTTTCGCTGTTTGTTTGGTGCCGCGAATTTCATAGATACCATACGCTCTTTCCAATCCGGCGAATGTTTCCATAAATTCTACTGCTAATTCTTTCACTTATGCCCCTTTGCTGACAAGGGCCTCTCTGGGGGTTTACCATAGGTATAGAAAGACCCTTGCGCTAGCAGTTTTTGTTTACCAATCTGTAGACTGGTCCTCTATTGCTTGTGCGTTCTGCTCCGCTCTGGGTAGTACGGGCTGCATCCCGCCTTTTTCACAAAACGAAGAAAACTCTTGTGCTTCTTCAAAAAGCTCCGCCTCTTTGTTATTCAACGGGCGTTCTTGCGTAACCGCAAAGTTGTAGTAAGAACCTTTAGCGCCTTCAATCTCTACGCTTCTTACCACATACCAATGAGAGTATGACGGAGGAGTAAAGTCTCCTTTGGCGCCATTCATTCGTGTTCCGTTGATTAAACCAATCCACGCTCTCGAAACTTTAAGTTGTGAACGGGACATGTTTATGACACAACGCTGTAGCTCACCGTTGATTTCAGCAAAGCCGTAGTGATTTGCAGTGTTCTGCAAAATCGTAGTGCTTCCATCGGGTTTGGTCAGTACGTCGTTGTAGCTCGCGTCTCTTGTGGTTTGTGCCATCAGTGGCGTGTTTAGTGGGTGTACTCCAACAAAGCCCTCACGTCCCATTTTCCACTCAACGTAGTTTCGATCATAGAAAACCGGCAGAAAGCGTATGCCTTCATCGCCGTCCACGAACGTATTGGTTGCCGTGAACATCATGTCGCCAACTTTGGCGTCTGGACTGTACTTTGGACTTGATTTCTTAATTTGCGGACTCATCGCCTGCACTATGGAGATACGCGGAGTCGCTAAATCATCCGCACTAATTTCGCCGATACCGGCACCTGCGTTGTCTTCAAAAAGAGACAACATATTATCTTGCTTTTTCGTAGCCATTTTTTCTTCCTTTCTTATTTATATTATTTAGTTATTTTCGTCCGTTTCCCTTTGTACAAAGAAAATTGTTTCTGTACGTCGAGATTGAACGCAGTGTCGCCACTTTCAACTCGTTCTTTAACGAACGCTTTGAGGGTGGATGGGTGGACAGCCTCCTTTTGCGTAGGCAGGTGTCCTTGATTTTGTAGCCCTTCCATGAGTTCGAGGGCCATTTCGTCTTCACCTTTTCCGAAAGAAACCGTAACAGCGTTCTTGATGATGTCGCCGTGGCCGTTGTCGCGCAGCCATTGGTGTGCGGCTTCTTTGTTTTTCTCGGTGATGCGAGTGGAATAAAAATTATCTATTGTGATCTTAGAACCGTCTTCCAGACGCAGTTCTTTCATGCCGATCTGCGCAAGTTTTTCTGGAAGCGCTTCTTCGGAAAGCTGTCGGTATTGTTCTCTGAGTTTGCGGAGCAGTTCCTCGGTGTTGCCGATTTCTCCGCCAATTCGAAGCAGTTGGTCAATGCTTTCGCTCAAGGATTTAAGTTGGGAGTCGTCTAGTTTAGTGACTTTGCGTTCGGTCGCCTTTTCAAAAAGGTCTACGATTGGTTCGTTCTTCATTCTATTTCCTCTGGTGTGCGACCAGAAAACCCCGCAGTCTTCTGGTCACTTTGTTTATACGGTTTCTATATAACCGTTAGTGTGATTTGTAAAACGATGGTAAACGAAACACGGACCAAAAGCAAATTTATTTTAAGACTTATAAAAAGCTTGACCTATAATATTAAGACAACTATACTTCCCATACAAATTAATTTTATACACGAGAAGAACAATGAAAGATGAATGCAAAGTAGAACAAAACGAGCACCACATAAGAATTAAGGTGGGTTGTATGGAAATATATGCAGAAAGCAATGATATGCATGATCTCATTACGGTTTACCATGCGGACGATAGCCCATTTAGGTTCAAGGATCAAAAGATTGTGGACATTGAAAATGGAGAAATATTTGATCTGCCTAAAAATCCACATAAAGAAACCAATAACAATATATTACAAAAATGTTTAAGCGTTTCTATTGGGGAAAAACAATGAGCGTAGAAGTTAAAGTACATTATTATGAAGTCGTAGAAGCCCTTGAGCTGTATTTAAAAGAAAACTACAAGATGGATGTAAACTTGGATATTTTCTCCGAGAACTGTGTGTTATCGGAAGGTATCGTGGAAGTGGAATATCGTGAACTGGACCCTGTTTACAAAAAACACAAAAATGGAAGAATGGTCAAAAACCAATACGGGCATCCTATTATTGACTATGAAAATTCTGAGTATGTAAAAAGACACCTTTCTTTTGATGAAAGAGCTTCGTTTGTTTTTAGCGTCAACAATAAAGACGGGTATTGATATGAGTAATGACTACTACGATTACGTCATGGAGTTGATCTATCAAGACATAGACGATGAAGACGAGAAAGGTTTATTGGACGACAAAATAAATACATTGGCCAAGGAACATAGCCTTCATGCAGACGATGAACGAGACGACATTAAAGTAAAGATCGCAGAGGAGCGTCTTCGGGAGAGTTTCTATGAGTGAAGCAACTAAAAAAGACTTTCAAAAAGCTTTTGCAGAAAACAAGTATTTCAGCGAAGCGCACCAAGAACTGGAGGAGTTTATATTGAGCTTTGATCTTCCGGTGTTCACAACGTATCACTTGGATGAATTGCTTCGATTTCAGCAGCAGTTGGGTGCGTACCACGAAAGATACGGTCGGCGTTTGACTGCACAGGAAGAATCTTGGTTAAAGGAATACGATGCCATTCATCCCAGAGAGATTGTTGGATACGACGACGTGGAAGAGGAGGCAGAAGAATGAACATCTTTTACTTTGACAGTTGTCCAATACAATCAGCCCAAGCACAGCCTGATAAGATGTTGGTCAAGATGCCCCTTGAAACGGCTCAAATGTTGTGCACCGCGCACCGAGAGTTGGACGGCGATGAATACGCAGACGAGGTGGGTCTTTACAAGAAAGCTTATCTAAATCACCCTTGCACGATTTGGACCAGAGCAACGCACAGTAATTACAGGTGGCTGTACAAACACTTCTTGGCTTTGGGCGATGAATACAGTTTTCGTTACGGCAAAACACACAAAAGCGTGGACAAACTGTTTACTGCTTTGGCACAGATTCCAGGAAACATACCTTTAAACGGCATGACTCCCATTGCACAGGCCATGCCGGATCAATACAAAGACGAAGATCCAGTCAAGGCGTACAGAAACTACTGCATCAATGAAAAAACCTACGCGAAATGGGAAAAAGGTAGAGAAAAACCGGAGTGGTGGACATGAACTTTGAAGAATACCCTTTTAAAACAACGCCTTACGAGCACCAAATAAAAAGCTTACAGCGATCCGTGCACCGCCAAGAGTATGCGTACTTTTTGGAAATGGGTTTGGGCAAGTCCAAAGTGTTGTTGGACAATGCTGCAATACTTTTTGATGAAGGCAAGATCGATGCGTTGGTGGTGATTACGCCGAAAGGAAACTTGAGGAACTGGGACAAGTTGGAGATTCCGAGACACTTGCCGGACCACATTGAACGCAGAGTGTTGGTGTGGCAACCCAATCACACGAAACAGTGGCGAGAGAAGTACGATGAAATGGTCAAGGACGACTCACACGGTGTGTTGAACATATTGACGGTGAACGTGGAAGCGTTTTCCACGAAGAAAGGCTGTTTGTTTGTGGAGAATTTTCTCAATGTTCATCATGCGATGATGGCGGTCGATGAAAGCACTTTAATAAAAAATCCCAAAGCACAGCGGACCAAGAACTTATTGAAGTTGTCTACCTTGCCACGATACAAAAGAATTCTGACAGGGTTCCCTGTGACCAAGGCACCGTTGGATCTCTTCTCACAGTGCGCTTTTCTCAGTCCCAACCTTCTGGGGTTCAGTAGTTATTATGCGTTTCGCGCGAGGTATGCTGTGATTAAACAGCGACAACTGGGGCGCGGACGAAGTTTTCAAGAAATCGTGGACTTTCAACGTTTGGACGAATTGCAAGGCGCACTCAGTGATTTTTCTGTGCGCTACACCAAAGACGAGTGCCTGGATTTACCGGAGAAGGTGTACATGAGGCGCGAGGTAGAGCTCACCGACGAGCAGAAGCAGGCTTATCATACGATGAAAAAGGAAGCTCTGATGATTGTTGAGAACAGTTTGTTCAGTACGCAAAGTGTGTTGACGCAGTTGATGCGATTGCAGCAAGTGGTTGCAGGCAGTTTACGAGACGCGGACGGCAATACGGTGGTGCTCAAGAACAATCGGGTCAAAGAAGTGCTTTCTTTATTGGAGGAAACGCGAGGCAAGGTGATTCTTTTTGCTGTGTTTCAGACCGACATCGAGGCGTTGCAAAAAGCAATTGCTGAAAAGTTTGGTGAGGACAGCGTTGCGACTTATTACGGGCCAACGAGTGCCAGTGACAGAGAGAAGACGTTGGATCGCTTTCAAGACGAGGACGACTCTTTACGCTTCTTTGTTTCCAATCCACATACCGGGGGCCGGGGACTGACATTGACCGCGGCAAACACCATGATTTTCTATTCAAACAGTTATGATTTGGAATTGAGGTTACAAGCCGAGGACCGGATTCACCGGATCGGTCAGACGAACCGATGTACGTATGTCGATCTTGTTGCACCGGGGACCGTGGATGAAAAGATTTTGGATTCTTTGCGAAAAAAGGTGAAGATAAGTAATGAAGTATTGGGTGAGGTAAAAGAATGGCTAGTTTAATCAACAACTTAGTTGAGCAAATGCTCGAAAAAATTAACACCGGCAAAAGCACCGTACGAGAGTATGGCGACGTTTATGTGGACGAGGACACAAAACTGGTGGTGGTGTCAAAAGAAGACGTGGACGACTTGTTGGAGACGTTGGAGTGGTTTAGAACCGCTTTGCAATCGTTTCCAAGCGGAAACAACAATGAAAGCGGGTAGTCTGGTTGGTGTCGTTGTCATTGTTTTTGGAGCTGTTTTTCTGGACCTAGCGACATTGGTTTTTAAAAACGACCTTTACTTGCTCACACTTTTGGGGACTTTCAACAACTGGTTTTCTTTGGGTGTTTGGTTCGCCGGATTGCAGGCAATCATCAGTCTTGCTTTGGTTGTGCTAGGCGTTAAAATAATACAATGGCAAAGATAAGAAGCATTGTGGGTATTGGACCAAAAAAATTGTCTGACTGGGCGGAGTTTTTAGAAGATTCCGGTGAGGCTATGTTGGTTGCAGACGGGTTTGAAGAAGCCTTTGTGGGTGTTTCAAACGAATGGGGTCCACCTCGAGCCGTTTACAGCTACGATCACTGCGTTCAGGTGCTTACACGAGACATGAGCCTTGAAGATGCGGTCGAACACATGGAGTTTAATGTTGTGGGAGCCTATGTTGGAGAACAAACACCCATTTTTGTGAGGGAATACGTATGACAACTGAAAAAGAATTGTGGGAAGAAGAAACTAGAACGGTTTTGGAAGAAACCAAGTCTATACACAAATGGAATAAGGAGGATATGGTCAACCATCCACCGCATTATAAAAAAGGTGATATGGAAGCGATCAAGGTCATTGAAGCGGGGATCGGGGACCAGGGATTCGTTGGATATTTGCTCGGAAACATAATGAAGTATCTTTTGAGGTTTCCACACAAAGGCAAACCCATCGAGGATCTAAAGAAGGCCCGGTGGTATTTGGACCGACTGATACTCGTGGTTTCAAAACAACAAGACCAGTAAAATGTTATATGGACGAATGTTCGTCTAATACATATCTAATATAATACTGGAAACCCTATATACCCTACTTTTCATCAAAACATTATATCTTAGATGGATTTTTGAGTTTTTCAGAGAAAAAGACTATCACGTGCAACGAACAAATTCCGTCTAACACGGAGTAATTTGCTCCAAATATAAGCCCTATAGGGGTTTCAATGTTATATGGGCCGTCTAAGGTTCATCTAATAATCTAAGGAAAAAAGGGTGTTTTTGCGCATTTGCCATAGTAAAAAAAGCAAATTTTTATGAGACAGGACTTATGGTCTAACATTTTTGCCCTTGATTTATAAGGAGTTTAGCGTATGCGATGGCTCTTATGGGGTTTACTATGGCTCTTTTATTGCTAAACTTCGGGTATGGAAAACGGTTCTGGCAACCCTACAGGGAAAAACAGTAAGCACCTCACAGACAAACAAAAAAGGTTTGCAAGAGAGTTTGTTTACAACGACGGAACAAAAACCAAAACAGAATGTGCGATAGATGCAGGCTATGGCAAATCAAGCGCACACGTACGAGCCTCAGAACTTACCAACCCAAGAAAGTTTCCTTTGGTTGTTCGATACATACAAGAACTACAAAGCGAAGTGCAGCAAAAGTTTGATGTCACTTTTGACAGACACATCAGAAAACTTGCTGAGATTCGAGACCAAGCCATTGATAAAGGTAATTTGACCGCCGCTGTTTCTGCCGAAGTGCAAAGAGGCCGTGCCGCTGGAATTTACGTTGAAAGAAAAGAGATCCGCACAGGTACGCTCGAATCTTTGTCAGAAAAACAAATAAAACAGAAAATAGACGCTTTACTTGCAGACTACCAACCTTTGCTCGAAGCCGAAGAAGCTGAGTTTGAGGAAGTTTAGTGGTTTTGTACACAGAACAGCAACTCGAAGACTGCTATAAAATATACTGCAAGGAACAAAGTTTGAACGACATGTCTTTTATGTCTTTAATTGATTTTAGAAAAATGTTTGAAAAGATGATGGAACGCCTTTACAGTGCTTAATCCCCTGGAAGTCTCCAAGTCCACTTTTCAAAATCTTCTTGTCGCCAACCTCTGTTGACCAATTCCACCGTTATTGCGCTCGTCAGTTCAGCGTGAACTCTAGCCTCTTTCTTTAGTTCGTTGTGCAACCTTAAAATTTCAACATCAGACATTTCTGATAAAGAATCTTGCTTTACTTTAGCTATCATAACCATAAAACTTTCTTGCTCCGTTGGGTTTTTTGTTCCATTCTTTTTCCGAGACACGTTTTCCCTCATAAAAATAGGTCTTGGTCCACGTTCCTTCTTCCACCACTCGTTCTTTCGTCTTCTTAACAGAAGTGTCTGCCTCAATGAGTTCCTGCACAAAGGCTTGGACAATCTTGGTCAACTCTTTTCGAGTCAATAGTTTTTTGTGGGTCGTGCCTGTATATTTTTGAGCAAGGTTCAAACGCTCGTCCTTGGTAAGGTCTATAGGAATATTGGTTCTCATTGGCTTGTACCAATTTCCTTGTAGTATGTTTTTAACAACCAATCGTGGTTTTTTCTGTAGTATCGAAACACGTTTTTGTATTCTTCTTGCCCGTGTTCTCGTCTTTCCCTACAGTTTTTGTCAAACATTCTAAAAACAAACACCTTAAAGCCGTTCGTTAAAACATTCTCTCGTTCTTGTTTTGATACAGGAAACAACTTCAATTGCTCCCACTCGTTCTTACGCCATATTTTTGTCATGCGTCCTCCTTTCTTTTTTGTAGATCGCTTTCGCTCTCTGGATTAATAAACTATTGACTTGCGGGCTTGCTGTTTCTTTTGGGTTCCAAAACTTTGTTTGGCCCGTCTCGTGATCTATCTCAAATCGTATGTTGCCACGTCCGAAACCAAGATAAACCACTCCCCCATTGTCTGAGGTAAAATTAACTTTTGCACCATTACTCATCGCTTTTCTCCTTTTTGTAAGCACAAATTAAAAAATTGTAGCCTTCTGCATCGGAGTCAAACCCAATCAACTCACTCAATATTGTTGGTATGTTTGCTTTATGTGAGTCAGCCAGATCAAAGCCGAACCAAACCCCATCGGGCAAAACTTCCCACCCATTATTTTTGAGGTCTTTTTCATTAAAATTAAATTTACTCATCGCTCGCCTCCTCTATTGACATATAGTTATCGTCTATCGCTTGAGCTTCATCGTCTTCGGTTTCCTCATTGAATGAGCCAAGCATATCAGCAACATCACCTTGGTCTATCTTATTACTGCTTTCTTTGATTAGCACAGTTTCCATTATGGCTTCAACCTGATCAACAATGTCTATAAACTCGTCTTGCTTTTCTTCTGTCCTGACTTCGTTTCCGTCTTCGTCAACAACCCATATTGGATCGAGCGAGCTGTATTCAAGAATGTAATTGGATAAAGTTGCATAGAGTTCAACCCAATTTTCACTAGATATGATGTTTCTGTTATCACTCATTACTTGCCTCCCCAATCATTCCTTGAATAAACACCCAGAAGCTCGTCCATTCTCTGTTGAATAAACTCCATTCTCGGCTCGAATTGTGTGATCCCCAAATCGTCTGCTTGTTTTGCTGCCTGTACTCTAGCCTGCTCAAACAACTGGCTCTGTACCTTGAGGAAGTGTTGCAGGTTGTCGGTTATTCTACTCATCACTTGCCTCCTCTATCAAAACCCTAATTTCATTTTTTGCGTTTTCCAGACAAGCATCTTCATCCCCCATACAACACAAGTCTTCAGAAATAATTTCCTCGTCTTGGTTATAAATTTGGTATCCGTAGTTGCCTATTTCATCGCCACTTAAAATGTCCATGTTTTCTGTCTTTTCATATTCAACAAACTCTGGATCTGGTGTCAGCGAGAACACACTAATTAAATAATCCTTGTGCTGTGCCAAAATTACCCTGTGCGCTCTTTTTATACTTGGTTCACTCATCTCGTTTTTCCCCCTGCTCTAGTTTTAGTCTGATTGTCATTCTTCCATGACCTGTATCAATCAGTATTCGGTCAATTATTTTGCCCATGTGGTATTCCGTTTCCGTCAACCCCAAAGCATATTTCTCTGTTTCATCGGCATCTACTAACGCTTTCCAATGAAAGTGTATTTCTTCAGTTAGACTCATATCCTTTCCCCTTCTTCATCAAACAAACCATCGGCTTCTATGTAGCCACCTTTTGCTTGCTTTAAAATCCATGCAGACCAGTCTTTCTCTATCTCTTTTATATCTTCTTCACTAACGACTAAACTGCCTAAATCCTGTGTGTAATATTTTTCTTCAGTTAGACTCATGTCCTTCCCCCATTCCATATTACAAACGCAAGACAGTTTATAACGAACCCAATTACTATTATAAAAAAGGCTATTGGCATCATGTCAGTCATATTCCAAAGGAACAAACCACTAGCGACCATGAACCAACCAATCAACGAGGTGATCAAACCTATTATTACTTTATCAAGCATGATCTCCCCCTTTCTTTTCTGGCTTAACAAAGCCACCTTTCTTGATGCCTTCCAATCTCATGGGCAACACAAAAAAGGAGTTGCATAAATCACAGGCTCTCCCGTCTTTGAAAGGTCGTGCATTGTGTCCGTACTGCCACCCATGTTCATCGGGCTGTATTTCCATTTCGCAAATGTCACAATTGATTATTTTTTCTTCAGTCATTTTTATCTCCCCTCTGTAATGAATGTATTTGGTCTAAGAATATGGATCGAAAGATCACCACTATCAATCATCTTTTGTAGGGCTTTATCGGCTTTTGACATACCGCCTTCTTGATCTTTGGGATTGTAAGCACCGACAAGAATTTCATAGCCAAGTGACTGGATGTCGTTGAGGTGAGTGTGAGTGAAAGTTTTGCTGTTGGTTAGCTTGGCTAATTTCTTTGCTGTCTCACACTTTGGATAGCAAAGTTCGTTGCCATAAACATTTTTGTAATATACTGTTATCGTTTTCATAATTTATCCTTTTTTTAGTTTTTATTATTTATTATACAGACATTTATGCCTTTTTCCACCAATATATCCCATATAACAAAGACTTACAAAACCCCAAAAATTTACTGTGGCTAATCCTGAGACAAATTTCTGGAAACAGGTAAAGAAAAATCTGCCTAAATATCGTTGGGTTAGGATCGAATCTTGGGCAACACAAGGTGTTCCCGATCTGTTGGGGTTCACTGAGGAAGGAAGGCTATTCACAATCGAATTGAAAGTAAGCAAAAGTAATCGCATATCTATCTCACCACACCAAATAGCGTTCCATGTTGAAAGAGAAGACTGTCCGTGTTTTATCTTGGTCAAGCGGTCCTCGGAGAAGGAACCGAAAAAATCTGAGGTGTTGTTGTATGAGGCAGGGAAGATACGAGAGATCAGCGAACAGGGGACAAGGATTAAACCCGTGTTCGCGCTCTCGTATCCCCACAACTGGAAAGAGTTGGAAAATTTTTTGGACAAATCTGTAAATAGTTCTTGACCAATGGTGGAAGACGGAAAAAGCGGGACGCCCGTTCTTCCACCATCAAAGAAAAACACACACTCGTTGCTCGTTTTTTCAGCATGATTATTTTTATTTTTTCTTTGGGAAAGGTGTCCGCGATCCGTTGGGATAAATAGGAATATAACAACGGACCGCGAACCAAGGGCATTAGATGGCTTCTTGATATTCTAATTCTTCGCGGATCTGATCGGAATCCATGTGCCAGTTAAGCAACATATCCCAATCAATGCGAAAGAATTTATAATCTGTATAACCGCCCCGAACATCACAACCATTGTGAATAGATAAAGCGATCATATCATTGTCGTAAATGTCACCGACATGAACGAACTGTATGGTTTGGCTCAAATCGCAATCACCATTATATGAATTGATACACTCCACTTCTTGTCCGAATCTCTCGGTCATGTATTCTTCAACGCTTTCCAAATCGTGACCTCTTCCGAGTGGGTTATCAATGAAGTTGAATTTATCTTCATCTATCCAGTTTTCAAAAGTCATGTTTTCACGCTCTGCAAATTCGCAACTTTCAACCAGATGATGAAACAGCGATTTTTCACAATATGGATAGTCTGTGCCTGTGTCTAAAAACTTTTGATATTCTTCTTTTTCAAAATCTTCCAGACTCATCTTCTGGTTGCGTTGCCAGTGTCGGTCGTCATCGCCTCCGCTGTCTAGCATGTGCGTTCCCGTTGGCTCGGTCAGCATCTCATAGATTATCTGTTTTGTTTGGTTCATGGTTTTACTCCTTGTTTATAAAAATTAACTAACATCTATATTATACATAAATATGGGATACATTTTATACATAATTGATGGTGAAAGAACCCCACGCAGTGGGAAGGCGGAACGCCCGTTCTTTCACCATCAATTAAACACCCCCCTCATAAATGAACCGAGGCCCGAAGGCCCCGATCCGCGGACAGTGGTACATGGCCAGAATCATGGAAGAAAAGTCTCATCAACTTCGTAGCACCTTCGGCATAACTCAAGTTCAATGCTGCCGACCTTTCGCATCCAACAGGCATCTTCCAAAAACCCACACCAATGACAGGCCTCTTTGCCTTCGGGTATGGGTAGAGTGTGCTGGGATCCAGTGGCCTTAAATACAACGGATTCAATTTCAAAAGTGTCGGCCATTTCTTCGTTGACCCACCAGGTGAAAACAATGTTCTTTACAGCTTCTTCAAGATCTGCGGTGTACAACTCCTCCCCCGTTTTTTTCAACGGGGTTCGGTGGTGACTGTCTGAAAAGATTTTATTTGTTTTTGTTTCCTTGTTCATACGGACCGCCTACGCAACAAAGCGCCAAGGTTTTTGCTGTAATGTATATCGAGAGCCGAAGCAAAAGCGTTACCACCACGGAAGTAATTTGTGGTTTTCTCATAAATGTAGTGGTCTTCTTCCGGAGTTCTCTCGGCTTCGTAAATCTCCATCACATCTTTTTTGCTCCCGTTGTATCGTAAGCGCTCATACTGGGCGCAGATCTCACCGACCAAGCGGTTTTTCTCTTCTTCGCTTAGTTCAGATTTGTCTAAGATAGATTCAATCATTTAGTTTCTCCTATTAATTAAATGTATATCCAGTATATCATTATTTATGGGAGGGTGGTATAATTAAAGAGTCAAACAAATAGGAGAACAACATGACACAAGAATATTATAAAAAGGACGAAATCAAAGAACACTTTGACGACTTTATCGAAGATTGCGATAAAGAATGGATAGATGAAAACATTGACGATTTGCACCATCACGCATTCAATATGGATTATTTTATCATTGGCTACGCTCGAGCCGAGCGATGGTTAGGTAATCAAGTTTTTAATGTTATTGAAACCATACGAGAATATGAAGATATGCATTTCGGAGAAGTTACAACAGATTTTTCCAACTCTGAAAAAGTGGTCAATATGTACGCTTACATTGTCGGCGAAGAGGTCGTGCAGGAATGGTTAGAAAATGGTAGAGAATTAGAGTTGTTATCATCTGACCCAACAGTTTCAGAACTAGAACAAGCGATTATAATAGAGGGGAGATCATGATTGACACTGCATTTATAATCGTCATTGCAATTGCGTTCGTGATTGCAATCCTCGGCATACTCGCCACAATCCGATAATCCCCCAAAGACATGAGGCACGCGATCGCGTGCCTCATGTCCATAACGAAAAGAAGATAGCCCTAACGAAAAGAAGATAGCCTTAATATGGGGATCCTATTGGCCTAATTTTGGCGCGAAAGCCCTTGATGGATGGATTATTCCGATAGGACCCTTGGGCTTGATAATCCATCCATCAAGGGGAAAGATCGAGACATAAATTCTCTGGTGAAATAATTTGGCACTTTTTTGTTAGGAGTCCCTACCCAAAAAATTTTATATTTTTTTCTAGGAGTCCCTGGTCCCCGGAAAAATTTGTGTATACTAAAAAATATGGCAAAAACGTGCATTACTTGTAATCGATCCCTGTCAAAAACGGAATACACCAAAAACCGTAATGTCTGTAAACGCTGTACCTCTTTTCAAAGAAACGTTGCAAGGAACCACACACCGGAATCCTACATCACAATTGTTTACAACAAGCTGAAAAGCGCAAGAGTAGACATGGAGTGGGACATTGATTTGGACCACATTAAAACTCTTTGGCAAAAGCAAGACGGACGTTGTGCCCTGTCCGGCGTATTTATGACGTGGCACGGAGGCGAAGGTCGACAAGATTTGAACGCCAGTATTGATAGAAAAGATCCCACAAAAGGGTATATAATAGGCAACGTTCAATTAGTGACGCAACGAATAAACATAATGAAACACACGCTGGGAGAGGGAGAACTCTACTGGTGGTGCAAAAACGTAGTACACGACAAAGAAAATGCCGATTAAGTTTAAACCCACAGAAAAAAACTACAACCGAAGAACCGGTCAAACCACCGTTCAACACAACTATTTAAAAGCGACTTCTATGAAAGATTTGCTTGCCGCCATTGAAAATCCCAACACCAAGGCAAAAAAGATACACAAGTATAAAAAAGAAATAGTAAGGAGAAAAAAGTATGCAAACTGAAAAAACGGAAAAGATGACCCCTGAAAAAGCAGGGCAATACTGGTACAACCGTGGTTTCCGTGACAAGGAACTGCACCGCCGCGTAGCAGAAACCTTAAACAGCCAAGAGTTACTCGACAACAACAACGAAGTTTGCAAAGTTTGTGACTAAACTCAACACAGAAAAACTCGTAGAAAAATACCCTGACGCAGCAAAAGAACTTTTTGAGCTGCAAGAAGCGTTGTCGTTTAAAACATTGCAACGAAAGGGACAAGAAAGTTTCATCACATACATAAAACACATGTGGCCCGACTTCATTGAAGGAGAGCACCACAAGATTTTTGCAGAAAAACTTGAAAGAGTGGCTCGT